CTGACGGATAATTACTGCCTGCTGTCTGTGACAGATCGGTGATTGCTGATGGAACGGGCATAATGTTTCCAGTTTTAAGGGGTGAATGTGGAATTTACGGAATACATGCTTTGGAAATTGGGTATCGTTTCACTGATTGCTTTTTGCTACTGTTTCTGGAAAGCGTTCACTGGCCGATAAGCCCATTGAGGACAACCGGATTTGTTCGGTACATCAGCGGTAAGGCATCGTCTATCGCATTCCCAAGCAAGCCCCTTGCAGTTGGAGACTTTAGAAGCGCCTGCTGTGCGCCCTTGGAAAACATCATTGAACGCGCAATCGGTGGAGCGATGAATGGGAGCGTCCCAAGCGCCAAACCGACGCCGCCCGTTGCCACCCCGCCTAGACCCGTTGCCACTCCTGCGCCGCTACCTGCTGCACTGAGAGCCGCAGCAAGCCCAGCCTTCAGGTTATGAGCGCCAGGACTCCCGATCTGTTGCGGTGATATTGCCGCCTTCGGGAACGCACTGGCAAACTTACCGGCAACGTCTAGCCCGTCAGACAGGGGTTTTCCTTTTTCATACAGCCGACCAAATACCCGAGCGTCAACCGTGCCCGATGCGTCATTTACCGCACGGCCTACTGTGTAGGTCTTGGCAATCTGCTTTCTGGCATCAATCAGTGCAGGAATCAGGTCATCACGGCCTGCGGCTTTCGCGTGAGCCTCCAGAGCCTTTTCCAATTCATCTGACAATGCCCGGAAATCTTTTGCTTTTGCCAGATGGTCAGGGCTGGCAGAACGGTTATAGGCATTAAACCAGCCAGTCGCTTCATTTCGAGCTACCTTGAGCGCCTCCAGATCAGCCGCCGCCTGTGGGGACAGGCTTGATACGTCAGCGTATGCCTTACCAGCGGTCTTACGAAGGTTCTCCATCGTTCCCTGAGTCAGTGGCACATCATCAGCGATGCCGAGCGCCTTGCGGGTCAACTTTTCCGTTATCTTTGTGTTTTCGGTAGAAGCAAATTGCTGCGTCGCCTGTTTACCCGATATGGACTCAACCACGCTATTTTTGAACGTGGGTTTAATCATGTTTGGCGGGATAACGTAGCCAGCGTCCATTGACTCTTTTGCGGTCTGCAATGTTCTTGGGTTAGCTTGAGGCGTGCGAGAACCAAAAACACGTCCCGTTACGTCGCCAGCCTTACCCGCAAGCATCGTAGCCGCAGGGAAAGCCCCGCCAATCACAGCGCCGGTTTTTGCGTCTTCAGGATTGACAGCGCCCGCCGATAAGCCGCCCGTGATAGCGCCACCGCCAACACGGTTGACCATGCCGGAAATTCCCTTTAAGCCGTTAGCCGACATACCGGAAGTTTTCACGGCCTCGATTAGTGCGGGGGCTTTTGATGCCAAGAACGGCATCTTTTCCATCAGATTACCCGCAGCGCCGCCGATGCCAGATGTGCCGAGAATCTCAGTCAGCAGTTTGTTGGTTTTGAAGTCGGTAGCGCCAGGGTCAGCGCCTAGCGTTCTCAGGGCTTCGTCCATGCCCTTGCGACGGTCTGGTGTTTCAACCGATTTACCGCGCAGTTTGAATAGATATTGCTCAATCAGATCATTAGGTGCCATCAAGGTAGCACCGAACGAACCAGCACCGCGAACCGAACCACCTACAGCGTTTTTGCCGCTATAGTTCATCGCTTTGTCATAGGCTTCACCGCGTATGCCTGACAGCTTTTCGTCAGGCGCATCTACAAACTCGTAACGGCTTGTAGGCTCGTCAATAAACTCGTAGGCCATTATTGAACCTCCACCCATGTCATGCCGTTAGACTTCAGCATCTTTCCGGTTGCAGTGTCGCGTATCGTGCGGCCTTTGTGTTGCTGTGCTGGTGGCAGTGTTGGCATTGCAGTAGATGGTTTTGCATCTTCTGCGGGAATATCGTCAAGCTGCGTATCTTGAACAACGTTTTTAAGTGCGGGGTCTTTCTGGAATCGTTGGATGACCGTAGAACCCTTCTTGTGGGTTGCGATAGCAACGCGCTCGGAAAGGTCTGCAACACGACGCAGATTCTCGGGTGTATCGGACAGATTGCCGGAAATGGCGCTCTGCAAAAACTCGCGGTCTGTGTTGGTGAAGCCATTGCCACCACCAAGCCCGGATGATTTGATACCAGACAATGTGATTTTGCTAAGACCAGACATCAATGCCTGCGTATTGGCAGCCTTTCCGGGGCCAACCAATCCCACCGTTTCAAGGGCTTTTTGTAAGGCCAATCGAGCGTCTGCACCAGTTCCCGTGATTGCGCCAGAGTCAAGAGCCTTGCGCACCATACGGGCATTTATAACCGTTTCTGGCGCTAATTTTGCAGCGTCAATAACTCCTAGAGAATCTTTCGCCAAGCCTGCGCCTATGTCCTTGTTGTATTGGTTTTCAGGGCCAGCAACGCTAACCGTATTGTTTACATTGGTAGCGCCTGCGCGTTTTTGAGACATCAGCCAATCTGTAAAGCTACCGCCATACCCTTGTTGAGCAGCAAATTGGTATTCCTGCACTGCGCTCGGAAGGTCTTTCTCTTTGTTTGGCGCGGTAAACGACAACTCAGGGCCATTCGGCCCCATCTTGTACATAGATGACCCAGGCGCTACTGTTTCGTATTTCGGAGCAGGATTGAATTTGCTCTGCAACTCAAATGCCCTAATCGGGTCAATTGCTGCCATTCCGTTAGCAAGTCCGGCATAGTCATAACCAGACTGTTTATCCTGTCCGGGTGTTGCGTATCTTGCATACAGTTCACGCACTTGCTTTTCGCGGTCAGCCTCTTCCTGCTGTTTTTTTGCAACCGCCTCGTATTGCGCCAACTGCGCCCCTTGCAACTTAGACTGCATAGCCTGTTGACGTGCCTGTCCTGACGTTTGCATGTACTGCTGTCCAGCGCCTCCGAGAGCCCCCGCCAAGCCACGTTGACCGGGCATCTTTTGAGCCTGTAAAAGAGACAGCGCAGCCGCCATGATGCCCTGCCCTTCAGCAGTATCAAGTCCCGGCATTTTGAAATCTAGCAATGACATGATTTCTCCTTACATCCAGCCGTCAGAGCGACTCGCAGCGCCTGCGGATTGTTCGCCGTAGCTTCCGCCGCTAGAGTCGTATCCGGCAAGTTCTCGTGCGAGTTGTTCTGCAAGGGCGCGGGCCTGTGCTTCGTTTGGCGGGCCATTCGCGGTAGGGCTTGCGCCGTAGTTGGTCAAACCAGAGCTAATGTCGCGGTTCTCTTGTCCCAAGAGTTGTTGATAGGCAAACTGGCCTAGCGGGTCGGATGAAACATTGATGCCACCCAATAGACCGCCAATCATTCCGCCGCCCAGCATTCCCTTGGCCGCGCCTGCCGGGTTGAGGTTTACATCGTAGCCATACTGATTCGCGCCCCATTGACTTGTAGCCTCGTGACCGGGTTGAACTTGCCCGACTTGACCCGCCGACTGCTCCCCCGTATCCGCAGGAATTAGCCCCATCGTCTGGTCTAGTGGTCTAGCCTGTACCGCCTGATCGAGCAGGCCCGTTGGTTTGTTCCCCGCTACTTTCTTGAGAAACTCGTCATCAATCTTGATCGCAGGCGTGATAGCGTCATTGCTGGTCAGACGGTTGCCCGGATAGCGCCAGCCGCCTGATTGGGCGTTGCCTTGGAGTAGTGAGCCGTAGTCCATATCAATCCTTAAAGGAAGCCAAGCAAGCCACCGGCAAGAGCGCCCCAGCCTGTGCCGATACCCGTAGAGCCGCCCAATTGAGCGCCAGCCAAAGCCCCGCCCAGCACGTTAGCGCCACGGTTAGCTGTAGGCTGTTGCGCTGTCTGCTGTAGGGTATTCCCACCTAGCCCACCAGAGTAAGCGGAAAGCGTGTTAAACGGCCATTGACGGGCATCTAGGTATTGGTTGTACTGTCCGGTCAATTCGTTCTGTGACTGGCCTTGCGCAGCGTTTCCGGCCTGTTGCATGGCCTGCAAATCGGTGTAATCCACATTCGAGAAACCTGGCGCTCCGAGTGCCGCTTGTTGTTGACGGTTCAATCCAGACTCGTACAGATTCGAGCGGTTCTGATAATCCCCGTAACGGAGATTCGAGGAAGCGCGGCCTAGCTCTTGTGCGAGTCCCTGTTCCTGACTAGCTTGCATTTCCTGCAGGCCGGCGTTACCAAAAGAACCCGAACGGGCTTGTGCCGTGCCCATCGCTGGGCGCACGGTCTGGTTGTAGTTCTTGGTGATGTCGCCTAGAGTGGAGTCAATCGTGCTTTGCAGAAACGGGTTATCGCCCTGCAAATACGGGTTCTGTTGCATTGCCCCGCCGTTGATGGTGTTGGTCAGGGTGTTCCGAGCCGCTGAGACTTCTGGAGAACCCTCCATGCCTCGTTGGTAGGTGGACTGCCATGCCTGTTGTTGCCACGGATTCGCCTCGGATACCGTTGACTGCCCGAACGGGGTATAGGGCAACTGCCCGACCCGCTGCGCTTGCGCGGCCAGGTCTTGTTGGTAAGTGTCTTGCCATGCCATGATTAATTCCCTGTTAATGCGCGGCATTGAAGCCACGTTCCCGGCGTGCCGGATACTGTACAAACCCAACCCAAAATCACATATTTACTCGCTGCTGAACCAGCTTCGGCGGGTGCGCTGTTTTTGATGTAATCACCAATCGCCCATGTTCCCGTAGTAGGAGCCGCAGTCAGTGCGTTGTAAGTCCCCGCCATGCGACCCTCAGACAATGCGTTTACCTGTGCCGCGTGTTCTTTCAGTTCACGAAGCAAGGCAACATCAGCGTTAATGCGGGGCGTGGTATTGAGCTTCATCGCATCCCCGCCTCTTCAATCATCGGGTTTATTCCCGTCACCTTGACCGGCCCGGAGAACGTCACCACGGCCCTATGCCAATTCGCCGCTCGGAGTACGTCAAACTTACCCCGGTTCATATTCCCGGAGACACCTGATTCATACCCGTCACCAGAGACAAACTTGTGATAGGTCGCCACACTCGCAGAGGTCGGGGAGCCGTCCGCTGCAAAGCGCAAGCGGATCTCTTTTAACAAGGTGACTAGATAATCATCGCCCGCGTCACCCGTGGTAAATGAACTTGTGCCAGAGCTTCCGGTTAGGGTCTGGAGCTGGTGCGACGTGTTGAAAAACGCCATTGAAAAAGATCCGCTTATCCAGTAGCTCGAATCGTAGGAAATGTCCGGCAACGTGTCGTAAGTCGCGCCCGCCGTACTCCATGTGTCATAGGTCAGACCTGCAGAGATATAACTAACCACCGCCTCAATGGTGCGATTAGCCCGACCCCATTGTTTGTTTTTCAGGTGAAAAACGAGGGTGGAATCACACGTACTTGACCCATTCGAAGGGTAGAAAATCCAGACCCGGTTTTGTTGTTTGTCGTAGTAACACTTCGTCTTGTAAAGGTTAGATGCATCGGAGTTGTCAAAGAACCATTGCCGTACTTGAGCATCCCCAACGGGGATCGGTTTCGAGCCTTCAAACACCCAAAAGTTATCCGTCCCTACAAAGAAGTGAGCGCCATCAATATCGACAATGGCCTCTTTACCTACGCAACCAGCATCACCACCGGGGACTAGAAGCCAGTCCCAAACCGCAGGTGAACCAACGTACTGCCCTAAATAAAGAGAGCGGGACTTATAGGCAACTGCATATTCCCCAAGTCTAAGCCCCGCCGTCAAAGGACCGGGAGAAGAAACAAGCCTCCCGGAATTACACTGAGTCGCTACCGCTTCGGTCCAGTCGGTAACGTCAAACGATGCGCAGCAGTGCCAGCCGTCTGCCTTTTCTGCGCCGTCATTCACATTCAAAGCCATGATAAACGAACCAACGGAGAACACAACCTCGGCTTTGGGTGCCCCCGCAATAGCTGCAAAAGCCCCGCTGGAGCTTCTCTGTATCGTGTCCGTTTTGTTTGCTGCGATGGTGTCATCACCGAATTGAGCGAATGACCAGCGAGAATCAGAACCGCCCGTATAGGTAGCCGCGGAGACATCTGTCCACGTCCCTGCAGACAGTTCATAGAGCCGTGAAGTTGTCCCGGCGATAGTCCTGCGTGAGCCGTCGAGTTTCGTGGCGACAACCGCCCCGGCACAGGCCCCAGCAAGGACAGGAACACCGCTGGGCGTCTGAGCAGAGGGAGCGCCCTCCATACCCGTCAGGTACGGAATGAAATTATCACAGTCAATCAAAACGCCAGGTGTAGGCGCTTCGCTGTCTGGTGAAAATCCCTGTAGCGGCGTCATGATACGGTGACTTGTAAGGTAGCCCCGGCGTATTTACGCTGGTTGTTGTCGGTGCGGATTCGCTCGATACATGCCTCGAATAATGCCCCTTCTTTCTGTGCCAGCTTTTCATCGCGGGTAAACACTGCCAACTGAAGTAATGTGCCGTGAAGGTAAGCATCAGGGTACAGATCAAGAATGACGTTTGTAGCGTTGGTCACTGACAAGGCATCAAATCGCGCCTTATAGGTCATCACCGCCGTTCCATCCGTCATAGGGGCCACCTTGAGCGACGTTCCGGTGATGGTGTACCAATACCCCTGTCCAGAGTAATTCGAGAGCTTGTCGAACTGATCGGGCGTGACGTATTTCAGGGGTCGGGTTGTGTCGCCATCCCAATAGATAGCCCGCATACCCGTGAAACCAGATGGAAGCGTCCCAAGTCCAGCGGTTACGGTGATGGTTGCAGAGGCTTCAAAATCAACAAGTTTGCAACGAACTTGCATATCCGACTCACACAATTGAATGAACTCAGGCAAGCGCGATGCCATATCGGTACGAAAAGACCAATCAATAACCGACGCCTGTAGCTGGGTGTAATTGGTAATCATTTGGCACGCATCAGGACGTTAAAGCCGCTATTTGTCGCGTTGAATGTCTGCATATTCCATCGCTCCAAGAGTTTCGGGAGCCACCACGCGGGCGACTCTTGAATCAGGTGCGCGTTGCGTCCGTCACTCAAGCGTTTAACTGCTGGCCCCGTGTGGATGGTGAGATAAGCCCAGGCTCGGGTTAAATCTCTCAGATCATCAAGAACGTTATCCAGTAGCTCAGGCTCGATGTGTTCTAAGACATCAATGCACACCACTAAATCAGCCGGTTCCTTGACGTTGTACTCGGGTATCGCGGGGTCATACCCCTGATACTGCACATCATGTTGAGGTGCAAGCACTTTCAAGAGGTTGCGCATTGACCCACAGCCGTAGTCCAGAATAGACCTGCTGTTTAGTCTGTCGAGCAGATTGCTGACAACCTGCCCATATTGTAGCGAAGCCGTACCATATTTGCCGGTTTTGTGCAAATTAGTTTGCTCTTGGCGGTAAGAATCTGTGATTAGCATTAGCTGGATGCCTCATTTGCCCGTGAATGGGCGTGAAACCAGTCGCTCGCATTGGGAGCGTCTTTGTAGTGCGGCCATGCTGGGATACCCGCTGTCCAGTGGAGTAACTTGGCGTTAATGTTTGGCCCGTATTCGTCAGCCAGCCAATTCCATTCACCCGGCAAACTACCTACAGCCCGTTCCTCAATAAACCCGAAGCGGTGAAGGTGAAACCCCGGCATCGTTGCCACGGCCTCTGGAGTGATTGATCTCCAAGCGTAATGTGAGCAATTGATAATCATGACGCTAGACCAATTCTTACGGGGGTAATCCTCGTTTTTGGCCTCCATCTGAGTCCCGACATACTTTGTCGGGTTACGGGTTTTATAGTCGTGTTTGACGACCTGAACCGCGCTGAAAACGTCCCGCTGCGCCCATAGCTCGGCAATGTCGGCCTTACAGATCATGTCCGCGCCGTCCATAAAGATAGCGAACCCCTCGAAATCGCAGAGGTACGGAATCAGGAAGCGGGAATAGATAAAGGCGTTTGTCCCGTCCCGAGCGCCACCTTGGTAAACCTTTTGCAGGTTCGCCAAATGAAGGGGCGTTATGCTGACAGGCTCAGAGGCTCGTTCAATAACTGACTGACAAAAGGCATGATAACCAATGGCTTCGCGTTGGTCGAACCCGGCAAACACCCGTATGACTTTTCCCATAGATCATCCTTCAACAAACGATTAACCGTGCCCTGCCATCCCTCACTCTGTCGCTTTTTGAACAGTGTTGCGGAGGTGTACCAAGGGAATCCGTTCTCGTATAACCAGAGGGTTTGATCTGGCACAAGGATGATGCCGGGGATACCTAATGCCCCGGCTAAATGATGCGCGGTAGTATGGACGCCGATAACAAGGTCTAGGGCTCCTACAAAGCCCGCTGTGTCGTCGTAATCGAGTGACTCACAGGCGCGTTTGTAGTGCTTTACCGGGAGCCCCGTCTGAGCGATTTCGTCGGTCGGGTCTTTGTACTGCAGGCTGTAGAAGTTGGCGTAAGTCGATTCAATCAACGGCCTGAATGCTTCAAGTCCGATAGCCCGCGCTTGGGGCTTGTTGTGTTTCGAGCCGCCCGACCAACACAGGCCAATATTAGGCTTTTTGTCACCGAAGAGGGCCTTCCACTGCGTCACCCGTTCTGGATCTGCCACGAGGTACGGAGTACCGGGGAAGTCTTCATTCTTGCGCCGATAGAACTTGGGGAGAGTCCCACAAGACACCCGAGCGTCAAACTTGTGATTTCCCAGCCAGTCCGCAGGGTCGCGCCTGGTGCCGTACACAGAGATATGCGGGAATGATCGACGGAAAAGACCCTCTAGCCGCTTGTCACACTCAAGGACAACTTGATTATCTTTCGACACGTCAGGGATGCAGGACGCATACATGATCTCGTCGCCTAGCCCTTGTTCACCGTAGACAATCAGCGATTTGCCGGGCGTGCCGTCCCATCGTTCCTCGTCCTGATACTGTGTTTCCTTACGGAACTTACCCCCGAGAGTGGCATCGTAGTTATCCCAGCCCCGCGCCCAATTCCCAAGCGATAGACTGGCGATAGCGAGAACGGCCTTAGCGGACTTACATTCCTTGTCTATCGTGAGTGCCTTCTCAGCCCACTCCGTAGCCTGGTTATAGTCCTGACGGGACAGGAAAGCATTTCCTATATTACTGGCGTAAGTGGCGCGTTTCTCGATACTCCAAGCCCGTCGAAAGTGCTTCATCGACTCTTGATGATCTTTGCGCCCCTCACAGGACATGCCCAGGTTATTCCATGCCTCTGCCTTGTCGGGCCTCAGGCGGGTGATTCTGTCAAACATGGTGTACGCCATGCCGAAATGCTCCGCTTCAGCGTATATCTGGCCTAGCAGGAACAGGGCTAGCGAGTCTTCATGATTCTTGTTTAGCAGTGCAGCGCAATCGTGAATCACGCCATCGGGGTCGGTCTTTGCCTTCTCTTGAAGGTCAGTGTAAATACCCATCAGAATCTGCCGTTAGTAGTGAACAGGTGTCCCCACTTGTCTTTGTGCTTCAGGATGTGTTGCTTGATCTCCGTCGCTGACCGCTTATAGGGATCGAAGCCGTCCTCTACGATCATCTTCATGCAGTCCGATAGCGAAATGTTCGCCACTTTCCACAGGTCTTTTTTGATGCCCATTTTTGTCATATCAGCATCGTTTCGCATTTGTGCGTTTAGCTCATACAGGGCTTGCGTGTCCTGCGTGTAGCGCACCTTCATTTTCCCGTCTTCAAATCCAATTTCGGTCAACATGCCCGTATCGGGATTGAACTCTTTACTGACTATGCTCATAAACAAAGGGGAGAGGTTTCCCCCTCCCCCTCCTATCAGGTTACTGCCTGGATTTTTGCAGATGCGTCCGGAGCGTCGCCCACAAGGCAGAACTCGCAAAGCAGTTCGCCCTTGGTTGCATCGCCCGTTTTGGCGCGTTCTTCCATCTTGATCGGGCGCAGGAAAGCGACCGACCAATAATCCATGTCCAACGCCAGCAAAGTGCCGGTACGCTGGAAACGGTTAAGAACGATCTTGTGTTCACCAAACGGGGAAATGTAAAGGTCAACCCCGCCCACAATCACGCCCTGAGCCGTGCGGCCCTGATTGACCGATACGCCAGCGTAGGAAGTAGCGCCCGCAAAGGTGCCGATCTTCTTCTTCAGCGCAGAGCCAACCATCACCGTAGAAGCGTTGCCGCCGTCCGTCCATGCAGCTTCAAAGGCAGACACGAGATCAGCCTCAGTCATTGCAGTGGAAGTACCGTCAGTAACAGCGCCCCACACGCCAGCCGCGTAGCCGGGAGTCGTGCCCGTGATGTTGCCGGTACCGACGATACGGTTGCCCGAGATCATCGCCTCGACACCAGCGGAGCTACGGGCAGTACCAGAGCCACCAGCGGACGATACTTGGTTCTGCACAAGTGCAAACTCAATATCGCGCTTGATCTCACGACCACGCTTTGCCATTTCAAAAGCAAATTGCTCCTTGCGGCCATACTTGCGAACCACGTCAGCAGTGCCGGAAACCATGACGGTTTTCCTAGCAATCTGACAATAGTTCGAGAGCATCACCGTAGGCGTAGCGGTAGCGTAAGTGCTGTCGTCGCCCTCGATTGCACGGTTGGTAGCAGCAGCGGCCAAAGCGTCAGTCTGCCACTGATGCAGTACAGCAGTAGCCTTCTTTTTCTTCGCCATCGTGTAGAAAGGCGTGTCAGTCGGGGAAATATCGTTGATGATGTCTTCCACGTCCTCCGCCAAACCGATCAAGTCAAACGTGTCGGTTGTTCCTGTAAGTTGAGCCATGATTTACCTCTTTTTAGAGTTGCTCCGGTACAGCAGGGCCATAGCCGCGTCATCTACGTTGCCACTTTTCGCAAGCCTTGCCCGCGATTTCTCTGCCATACTCGCAGCGGATGTTTTGGATTGCGCCGCAGAGCCTGGCTTCAGCGTTTTCGTGTCTTGAATCTGCTTTGCCTTTGGGTCAGCGGTGCGAACTTTATGCCCCTGATAAGCAAGGTCGATAGCCTTGATCATCGGTTCATTGATTCCATTGCGCAAAGCATCGGGCGAGAAACCCAGCGTATTCACGCTAAATTCCATCAGCTTGTTGGAGTAGTCCTCAGACCATCCCTTGATGTTGCGTTTCGCAAAGTCATTGAGTTGCACAACCTTGGCCTGATGCTGTTTTGTGAACTCCTCTTGCGAGGTTTTAACGGACTGCTGATACTGCGACTCAATCCGCGCCTTGGCGCTCACGAGTTGGTTGTATTCAGCGTTGATCTTTGTCAGTGCTACCGGATCAGAATCCGCGAGGGCATTGATGTCAATCCGTTCCAAAGCTGCCAGCCTGCGCTCGACCATCTTGTGATCGGCAATCAAATCGCTCTGCTCATGGGCGATCTTTTGCAGTTGCTGTGCGCTCTGTATTTGAGTTTCTGCGACTTTCCGAAGCTCAGACGCCTCCTGAAACTTGCGGGTTGTACCGGCTTCGATCTCTTTGACCTTGGCCTCAATACGCTTCGCTTGTTCCGCTTGGGCTGGCGGGAGTTTGACCTTTTCCCCGCCTACGTCGATTTCGACATCATCGCTTTCCGTCTCAGTCTCGGTAGGTTCGTCGTCTGATTCCGCGTCACCCGTAGGCTGCTCCTCAGTTGATTCGTCTTCCGGTTCTGGTGCGGGGGACTTCTCCTTATCATCGGATGCGCCCCATCGTTTCAGCATTTCCGAAGCCGCCTGGTCTTCAGTTATGCCGCCTTGGACCTCCAGATTATCTGGTGTAGTCATGTGTTCTCCTTGCAGCGCCTCTCAACGGATGCATCTCCCCATTCAATAAATCAAGGCGCGGGGATATACGCCTTAACCAAAAATGCGTTCTTTGAGCGTCTTCTTTTCAGCTTCCATCTTGATCTTGGCCATCTAGCCATCAATCACTGCACGCTCAAAATAGCCGAAATACTTGTTATGAAAGTATTGCATAGATTTGACGAATTGTAGCGTTTCCATGTCTTGCGGGGTGGTTTCTTTGAACAATCGCCACAATTCAGCGTCAATATGCTCCTTTGCCTCTGCAATCAGGTTGTCAGAGAGCAGCCGTTTAGCCTGTTCGCCCCGGATAATTTCCCGTTCAAGTTTGTCGCTCATGGTCGCTCCTAGAACATCAGAAGAATCTCTTCGTCGTCCTCATTATCTTCTACATAAAACACTTTTTCAGTAATAAGTGCCTCAATTGCGGCCCAATACTGCGGGCTTAGTTGCTTTTTCTTGCCCTTGGAGATTCTCTGCACCGTGGATATGTCGGCCAACATTTCGCTGATTTTGACGGCCAGTTCACGGTCATCTAAAAGGTACTTTTGGCCTTTAATCAGGTAATAGCGTTTCTTCCAGGCTGAGGCATGTCGTCTTGGCGTGGTCGCACCGCTAAACGCGAATGTCGCATCCTGTCCGCTGATGACATAAGCCCCTGCCTCACAAGTCAGCGTGTAGTTGATAGGGGTTGCCCCGTCAACATAGGTAAGAGTCGCGTCCTGCCCTGATAGCGTGTAAGCCCCTGCCTCACAGGTAAGCTGGTAGCCCCGGCGCAATGTAGCATCTTGTCCAGATAAGACGTAAGCCC